CCGCCAGCCACACCTTCGCCATTGATGAGGTCGGCACAATCACCAAAGGCGGCGAATGCGACCCCGAGACTGGCGAAGTAATCACGCCTCCCAAGGTGTTGAGCGGTTGGCATGTGAACGTGGTCGGTGACCTAGCCCCCCAGGCTTGGGACCAATACCTAGCGGTGGTGAATCACCCGGTTCGCGTTTTCTTCGGTGGCCCCACCCAGGCGCCTGCAACACCAATCTTGGAGGCAATGACATGAATCCCTACCTAAGAGCTGCTGATCGTCTGCGCAAAGAAGCTGAGCTGAAGCTCCAGGCGCGGCACGCTGAGGAGCAGACCGAACGCGCCCGTGACGAGGAAGGCCGCTTCATCCCTGACGACCCGGCCACTCCTGATGTCAATGAGGCTTGGCTATGAGCGTTCAACCCGGCCAACACAATATCGACGACGTGCAGCGGCGGGCTGACTATGACCTGTCGCTGCAGTTCAAGGACTCCACCGGCGCCAACCTAAACCTCACCGGCTGGACCGCCTACGCCCAAGTGTGGGATGCAGGCCGCACCGTAAAGCACGCTGACTTTGCCATCACCTACACCAACCGCGCCGCAGGCAGCATCAGCATTGCACTAACAGATACGCAAACCACCACGCTGCCGGATGAGGCATTCTACGACGTACTATTAGAGGATAGCAACGGCCTACGCAACTACTACTACTACTTAGAAGGCATCATGTACGTCTCGCAGGGATACACCGCACCATGACAACCGTAACCGTTAACAAAACCACCAACACAGTCGTCGTCACCACACCAGGCCCGGCTGGTCCATCTGGATCTGCAGCGGCAGCAGTACGCGGCCAGGTCAGCAAGATGGATGCTGGCACCATCACGATCACCACGCAGAGCGTTTACGTCAGCACTGGCCTAACCGGCACCTTTGACAGCACCACCGCCAACGGCATGACGCTTGGCACCACCAACGCCTTTGCTGTCAAAAACACCAGCGGCGCCACAAAGCTGATGCAGATATACGGCAGCATCGACGCCAAGACCGTTAGCGGCAACAACAAGATCCTCGGCATCAAGCTGGCCAAGAACGGCACCGCCATAGATCAAACCGAGTGCCGCGCCTTCACCGGCTCCGGCAATGAAGAAGCCAAACTCGTTACTAACTGGATGATTAGCATGGCAGCCAACGACGAGGTGGCGCTGTTCATTGCTAACCACAGCAGCAACGTGGACATCACCTTTGGCCGCGGCCGACTGGTCGCCGTCCAAGTGTTCACGTAACCGGGCCAACTACGCGGTTTAACCTCACACGCCCGCCAAAAGAATATCCAACGGCACACTGTATAAATCCGCAATACTAATAACCTTAGACACAGCCATCTCTATCTCGCCACTTTCAAACCGCGAATACGCCGCCTGACTAATACCGAGTTTACCCGCAACAAACGCCTGCGAATACCCACTACTTTCTCTCAGTCCCCTAATTCGCCTACAAAGAGTGAGCTGCCTGTAAACCGCCATGCACTTATACGCTGACCGTTTAAGCCTACATATCCACCAACCTTTCCGCCTAACCGGCCCTAAAGCCTGACATAAACCGAGCACGTCAAGTAACATTCCTGCATGGACTCCTCAGTTCTGCGATACGACTTTGCGCCGATAACCGGTAGCGAAACCACCCCCGAGGGTTACCTCCGGGTCTGGTGCCGCGCTGCCCGCACCGGCACACAGCTTTACCGTCGAGCTGATGGTTCTCAGACCCGTGAATACCGACCTCCCGAAGAGGTCAGTAGTCCGGAATCTCTCTCCACGTTCGGCATGAAACCCGCAACGTGGGGTCACCCACCCGTTCTTCTCGATTCCGCCAACACGAAGCAGTTCCAGGTCGGCTACTCCGGTAGCCAGGTCCGGTACAACGACGGCTTCGTCGAGGTCGCCCTCGTCGTCACAGACCGGGACGCCATCGAGAAGATCAAGCGCAAGGACGCCACCGAGGTGTCCGCCGGCTACAAAGTCGACTTCGACCCCACCCCCGGTTTCACCCCCGAGGGCGAGGAGTACGCCGGCATCCAGCGCAACATCCGGGTGAATCACATCGCCATTGTCCCCCGCGGCCGGGCTGGCCCGGAGGTACGACTCTTGCTTGATCGAATGGATGCAGCCGATGCTGTAGCCGAATCTTCCGAGCATGAAATGGCGCCCCAGTCCAGTTCAACTGCATCTCCCGTTATGGCAACCGTCAAACTCGACGGCCTGGAGATCGATCTGCCCGCAGAAGCAGCCGGCGCGGTCCAGTCCTATTCACGGGACATGGGGCGCCAACTGCAAGCTCTCACCACCGAGCGCGATGAGCTTGCCACCAAGCTCGACTCTCTGCAGGCCGATTTCGACAACCTGGCCTACGAAAAAGAAGCCGCTGAAGGCCGTGCCGATGCTCTCGAAGAGCAACTGGCCGACCCCAGCGACTCCCGCATCGACACAGCCGAGCTCGACCAACTGGTCGCCGCCCGCCTGGCAACGCTCCAGCGCCTTGCGCCCGCCTTTGCCGAGGACTTCAAGTTCGACGGCATCGACGACAGCACCCTCTACGTCCAGGCTTTCGAGAACCTGACCGGTTCCGCTCCCCGCGAAGACGCCGAACCCGCCTACATCCAAGGCGTGGTTGAAGGTGTACTCGCAGCCCGAGCTGACGCCGAAGACGAAGAAGGCGAAGACGCCCCCGAAGGTGACTCACCTGAGGAAGGCGACGAAACCCACGAGGACGCCGCTGACGACCGCACTGACAGCACCGTCGCCCTGCGCGACGCACTGAAAGGTGCCGGCCGTTCTGCTTCCGCTGACCCCATCTCTGCATACCGCAGCAAGACGGCCGATGCCTGGAAGCGCCCCCTCACCGCCACCAAGTAAGGAGTACCTTCCATGGCCGTTTCTTTCACCCCCACCGTCGTCAGCAATCCCGCTGGCGCCCAAGGCAGCTACCCCCTAGAGCTGACCGTTGGTCACGAAGGCATGATTGCCGACCTGCAGGCCTATGTGTCCCGCAGCTACTACAACCAGTCCGGCGTTGCGATCCCCTTCGGCTCGCTCGTCGCGATTGACAACGACCCAACCAGCAACGACCCCTTCGCTGTTCTGCTGGCCCCCAGCGGCGCCGCAGTAGTCGGCCTTGCTGCAGACAGCCTCGTTTTCGAGGGCGTCCTCGGTGGCAACGGTGCCTACACCCCGAATCCCACCAACATCATTGGTGATGGCTCCCTCCGCGCGGGTTACCCCAACGGAGAGCCTATCAACGTCATCTCCAAAGGTGTCGTTTGGGTTTACAGCACCGCCGCCATCGCCCTCGGTGATGCCGTGCGCTTCTTCGGTGTCGACCACTCAGCCACCGTCACCGGTGCCTACGTCGGTCGCTTCACCAAAACCGCAGTAGCCAACAAAACGTTCGCCATGACTGGCGGCGCTCGTTGGCTGTCTGAAACCTCCGCCGCCGGGCTGGTTCTTCTGGAGATTGACATCCCCGGAATTACCTTCACCGCCGACGTCTGATCACGGAGCCATCCCCCATGACATCTGAAATCCGTAATGACACCGTCGGCATCTTCCTAGCCCGCGAGCTGGAGACCATCCTTGCTCGCGCCTTCGAGGTCGAGTACGCCGACATCAAGTACAGCACCGTCATTCCCGTCTCCTCCGAGGTCGGTACTGGCGCTGATTCATTCACCTACCGAGTCTTCGACAAGCAAGGCTCTATGAAGGTGATTGGCGACAAAGCCCAAGACCTGCCCCGCGCTGACGTGCTCCGCAAGGAAGTCACCCACCCGGTTCGCAGCCTCGGCGCTTCCTTCGCCTACACCGTCCAGGAGACCCGTGCCGCCGCCATGGTGCCCGGCATGAACCTCGAGCAGCGCCGTGCTAATGCCGTGCGCCGCGCCTACGAGGAAAAAGTGCAGGAGATCGCCTACTTCGGCGATGCCCCCTCCGGCATGAAGGGCTTCTTCAACAACAACCAAGTCGACAAGCTTGTCCCCGACAAGTGGTTCGACACCGCCGGCGTAACGTCCGACGAACTGATTGCTCTTCTGAACGAACCCGCCACGCGGCTCGTGCAGAACAGCAACATGAAGGAGATGCCCAACACCATGTTGGTGCCTTACAACGTGTATCGCATCATCTCCACCACCCCGCGCAGCTCCACCTCCGACACCACGGTGATGGAGTTCTTCCTGCGCACCAACCCGATGATCACCGCCATCGAGCCCATCAACGAGCTCGAAGCTTCCAAGTCAGGCAACGCCCTGTCGAAGGACCGGATCATCACCTACGACCGCAGCCCTGACAAGCTGCAGCTCCACGTTCCCCAGCCGCTCGAGTTCCTGCCGCCCCTGCGTCAGTCCCTTGAGTTCTCCGTTGCCGCTCACGCGCGCATCGGCGGCCTCGCGCTCTACTACCCCAAGAGCGCCATCGTGCTCGAGAAGGCCTGATTCAGGCCCTCGACATCGCGCTTGTTCTGTTGGCTCTTTCGCTTTTCTGACCATGATCCTCGTTTACCGCCCCGAACTCGAAAGTCCTCCCATGGACAAAGAGTGCACGATTGGTTTCTCCTTCGTGCCCGAAAAGGGGCAGCCCGAAAGCATCCAAGTGGAGTCCGGTGTCAACCGTGATTTCCCCGAGGACATCTGGGCAAAAATCGAGAACTACGAAGTCGTCAAGAACATGCTCAAACTTGGCGCCCTGCGCATCGAGACCGAGCAGAACCTTGTACAAGACCTGCCCTCTTCGGCCGTCGACACCATTGCCGACATGCCGGTCACCCAGGCCATGCGCCTGGTCGAGGACAGCTTCGACATCGCCCAGCTCCAACGCTGGGAGAACGGCGAGCAGCGTATTCGCGTACGCAATGCCATCAGCAAGCGCATCTCCGCGATCACCGAGGGTAACGGCTGATGGCCGTCCCCACCTCTGCCGAGTTCCTTAACCGCTTCCCCGAGTTCGGTGAGCTTTCGCTCCCCGTTGTCGAGCGGTGCCTCGCAGAAGCCGGCCGCGCCACGGCGTCGTCGGTCTGGGGAGCCGTCCACACCGAGGCCGTCACTTACCTAACGGCCCACATCCTCTCAACTCGCGTCATGCAGGTTGGCCTGCAGGTCGGCTCACAATCCGGGCAGCCCTTGGGCTCCGGATTGGCCGCCAGCCTTTACGGCCAAGAGTACGAGCGCCTCAAAGGCACTCTGCCCATCGCAGGCTTCGCGCTGTAGTTATGACCATCCCCGCCGCTGTTGTCGCTAGCTACGCCCCTTGGGGTAACGCTCGGCTTGCGTTCGAGGTTGGCGGCACGACACTCAGCACCGACTCTGCAACCGGCAACCGGGTGCAATCCACCGAGCTCGTCGAATACCTAGCTGCGCTCGACCTCCAGGCCCCCGCTTGGAACGGCCAGCCAGGTGTGGACAACTCCACCTACGCCTGCACCGGCCGGCTCCTCAGCCCCGCTCGCCTCGATCCTCGGATCACCAACGGCAGCCAGGCCGAGGCCACCATCAACGGCTACCACGGCCGTTTCGAGCTCGTTTTCGATCTCGCGATGGACAGCGCGGTTTACCGCGACATCCGTCAGTCCATCCAAGGCACATTCCGCGTCATTGGAGGACCCATTGGTGGCTAACCGACCCCTCGACTCCCAGCTCAAAGCCGCTACCGCGAAAGCGACTCAGCAGCTGTCCCGCTGGCTCGACACCCGCTTCACCGCGGAGATCTCCGCACCCAAGTGGGGCTACCCCACCCCGCCGCAAGTGCGCGACATCGTGGACACCGGCCGCCTCCGCGCCAGCCAGACACGCACCGTCAACTCCGACGGTTCCGTGACCTTCACCTGGCCGGTCGAATACGCCACCCAAGTCCACGAGGGCGGAGTCAGCCTCACCGGCCTCCGCTTCCCCGGTCGTCCCTGGACCAAAACCCCCCTCGAGGAGGCCCCCGCCCAGTTCGACCGTTTTCTGCGAAACGCCCTAAGCGCTGAGCAGAAATGACGATCTCCACCGCCTGCCCCAGTGTCCTCTCCCTGAGGACCACCATCGAGCGCTACATCCTCGACCTTTACCTGGCCGATGGCGTAACACTCCGCCCCGAGGCCGATTGGCCTGGGTACTACACCCTGCCCGCCGGCGACCGCCTCCCCGCGGTCTATGTCGTCGGCGCAGCCATGGTGCCATCCGACTGGGCAGTCACCGGCATCGAGTGCACCATCACCGATGTCCCCGAGATCGCCTCTCCCGGCTCCGTTGGAGCCATCCTGTCCTACGAGCGCTGGTCAGTTCGTTTCACGAACTACGGCGCGCGAACCGGCACAAACATGGGCACCACGCTGCTGGACATCAGCCGCCGCCTGGCCCGTGCATTCCCTCGGGACAATGCCACCTACATGTCCCGGACTGAGGCCACCTACGAGGCCTTGACAGTGTCCATCCTGGGCGCTGTTTTGAACCCCCCGATCCCCTAAGGAGTTTCCACCATGGCTGATTACGCCATCGGGCTGTCGTTCCACAAGGCTCACCGGACCCTCGTCCGCGCCGTGGATCTGACCCCACCCTGCCGCTACTTTGCAACCCGCGACACCGCGGGCCTGATCACGCTGCCCGTACTCGACGCCGGCTCTGCCTACGTCGAGCTGCAGGGCATCACCAACACCACCTTCGCGATCAACGACAACAACCAGGAGTTCCGCCTCCTGGGTGACGACGGCTGGATGGACAGCGTCATCACCGGTTCGTCGGTGCAGGCCTCGGTGACCGCGTACTTCCTGAAGGACGCTGAGATCCCCGCCGGCCAGAACTGCCCCCAGTTCCGCGGTGACTACGAGGAAGGATTCGCCCTCATCGAGAAAGCCCGCTACAACAAGAGCTTCGAGATCTACATCGAGTTTCTGAAAGAGCTCGGCCAGACCGAAGGCACCACCGGCAACTACACCTACGACTTCACCGGCTTCAACGCCGTGATCTCGAACTACAACGAGAACATCACAGCCGAAGGCCTCACCGAGGTCTCCTTCGACCTGATGTCCCGCGGTCGCCCCATCTTCGGCCGCTATGTGGGTGGCTCTACCCCGATAGCTTTCGGTGGCGTCCAGAGCAGCCTGCTGTTCACGGATCGCACCACTGGCACCCGCCGGTTTGCAACCGTCCCGGCAGCCAACGCTTTAGCCATCGTAGTAAGCGCCGACCTGACGGTCACCTACACCAGCGACGGCACCGCCGCCCTGACCCAGCTATCACTGGGCCAAACCGACGGTGGCGGTTTCCGCCTCGAGGTCGCCGACACTGGCGTCTTGGTTCCGTCCGTTGTGACCCTGGCCACCAACGTGGTGACCATCAACCCGACCGCCAACTTGGCCGCCGGCACCATCTACCGCCTCCGTGTCACCGACGGCGCTATCAAGCAGGCAATCGATGGCAGCGGTGCTCCCTCGGCCTCGGGCGTGCGCACTGCCCTCGAGGGCTTCGAGACCGTCTTCCGTACGGCCTAAGGGTCAGACTGAGAACGAGCCAACACTCATCCCACCCCGCACCTGCGGGGTTTTTTCTTACCTATGCAGCACGACCTGTTAATGGACGAGGCCCACACGGTGTTCGCAGTCAACTGCGTTGTAGAAGACACCACCCTTCACTGCGGTGCCTTGTACATGGAACCCCAGATCCCGTTCAAGTCTATACGCCTAGCGTATGAAGCTGCTAGCGTAATGGTTGAACTACCTGATGAGCTTTTGAATCAACCCGAGCCTTTCAGGTTCTGGTCAATCGAGCTCCCCCTTTGCTGATGTCGAAGTACGCATCTTT